CTTTTTCTTTTTTGTTGTTGACATTCCGTAGGCCATAAGCAAAAAGGGTATCTTAGTATATTCTAAACGAAGTTTGACCTAGTGTCTCTGGTTTTGCAAGGTTAAATTGTTGTAGGCAGAGGTAGCCAAAAGCATCGAAAGCGTGGTCTACTCCGAGATTTTTGTTAGGCATACCTGTGTTTGGTGCATAAGTTAGGGTGCGGAGAGATTTTATCAATTCTTTGCATCTAGGGTGAATTAGAGTTCTGCGTTCTCCCATTGCGTCATATAGTGCAGTGTTTACTGCGGTAATTTTATCTCGGATTTTCCAGGGAGAGCGTGGGGAAGATACTGTAAATCCACTTTTGCGTAGGATGCTGTGGTCTGTTGATCCTACTCCTGATGTTTTTCGGGCTGCACCCGTGGGGTCGGGGCAAGCTATAACTCTGCGTTCTACACCATATCGGTCTACAACTTCTTCTGCGAAATCCCAGGTTGTTGCTCCACCCGTCATTATTATTTCATCAAATATGTAGAGGATGTCTCGGTGGCGGACAGCACAGATTCCACAAAGTGGATCTACGTTAAAATCGACTCCCAGAAGGAGTGGAGCGATGGATATGTCCTCAGCTTCGGTAGAAATGTTGGAATCTGAAAAGGAGACTGCAACGAGACCCGTGAGATTCTCGAAACTTGCTTCAAATTCTTGCTTAAATGTTCTGGTGTCCAGTTGGGACTTGGCCGCTTCGACTTCTTCGGCTGGTACGTTACCCCCGTCTATGGTGGTAAAGCTCCAGCGTTTCCAATCTCCACTTTCATCTTCGGGAACGTAGCACCATAGATCATAAAACCAAGAGGCTGTGCCATCTGGTGTAGATATGAAAAGAGCCCATCCCTGTTTGTCTGCGAGGGCTGGCCTTATTACTTGGAACCAGACATCGGAATCCATGAAAGCCGCTTCGTCAAGTACTACTCCAGCAAGGCTTCGGCCTCGAAGGGTGGTTGCGTTTTCAGTTCCCTTGAGTTCGATTAGCGATCCATTCACTAGCTCGATTTTTAGGTCGGTTTCGTTTTTTGTGTGAATCCATTGGGGTGGGATGAGTTTTTTGATTTCTTTCCAGGCGATGTCTTTTGCCATGCGGTAGGTTGGTGCACAGTAGAAGTAGGTTTCGCCAGGGCGGTCTATTGCTGCTTTGATAAGTTCGATGCAGGATAAATAGGATTTTCCAAATCTTCTGCCAGCGACTAGGACTCTAAATCGGTTTTTTGCGTTGAATACCTCCCCCTGTGCCCAACGGAGTGATAGTTTTTCGGGTGCGTTTACGCTCATGTACTACATAATAGCTTCAATTTTGACAAAAATCCCTGTTTTTATCGACTAAACGATGTTTTTGGGGTTATTATTCTAGTATATGTAGCATTTTAGTCCGTGACTGATTCTATTCTTCGTACCCCAAGTGGGCAATTTACATCTGAAAAAGCCTTAGCAGAGGGCAGAGTATGTGGAAAGAGAAATCCTGCCATTGTTGTAGAGGCTAGGAGACAGAAATTATACAAAAGACAGCTTGAAGGGTTGACTGTTAGACAGTTGGTTTTAGATCACGCATCCAAAGAGGGAATTGGGGTGGAGACTGCTTGGCAGGATTGGAAACAAGTTAAGAAATGGAACGAAGAGGATTGGGATAAGGATAGAGAAAAGATGATTTCACGACTCCAGGGAATGAGGATGAGGTTGTTTAATCAGGCTATGAAGAGGGGGCAGTATCAGACTGCTGCACAGGTATTGGACTCGCTTGGTAAAGTACTAGGGGAGAGTCAGGAGACAATCAATCTAAACACTCCACAATTATCAATTCAGGTGGAAGCGAAGCAAAAGTAGTATTATTTCGTGATTTATCAGTAGGTTCAGGGGTATAAAATTTATTTTTAAAATTTTTGCTACACTGCCCTATGCGCTTGTTGGCTGGTTTGTTTGTTGGATTGTGTGCCTGTTGGATTGTATGGAATAAAGACAATAAAAAAGCTCGCATAATATTGCGAGCCTGTAGGATTGTATGCGCTGTTTAATTTATCCTAAGAATTTTTTTGCGCAGTAGTCGTTGTTGATTGTAGGATCCTGTAAGCATTTTCTATATGCTGGGCTGTCTGTAAGTTGTCCTGCAAGAATAAATCCAGCTATAAAAATTATTACGGGTGCAGCTCCTCGAAATAAAAATTTTTTCGGGGTGGCTGCTGTATTGTAATTAATACGGGTTTGTCCTGGTTGCGTGTTCATGGGTTCGCTATGGGTAAAGGAATAGAAATTAATCATTAATAGTTTTATCTTTTAAATACTTTTTAGTAATATCTACCATTTCATTTATTAATTCAACAGTGCAACAACTGCCAAATTTTTTAAGTTCTTCTTCTGTTAGTTGTTCTTTTATTTGTTCGTGTGGAAACTTCCAATGGTATTTTGTGTATTGATTTTGTACTGAGTTTGTAAACTCTCCGATTTTTTCAACTTGGTGTTTTTCGCTTTGTATTTCATCTATTAACAATCGAAATCTACTTTGGATATTACTTCTAAATTTTTTACTCCATTGTTTATATGGTTTATAAACTCTTTCTAGTTCTTCTTGAAATTGTATTAATCTTGAGTATTCATTATCAATTAGATAATTTAATAAATTAAAATCATCTTTATTTAGATTTCTTTCTAAACTTCTTAATTCGTCAGAATTTAAGTTTAAGTCCTTGTCTTTGATGTTTGCTTGTGAATTTGTTCTGTCCATTTTGTTAGTAGTGATTAATAGTATTTTTTAAAAAGATATAAAGAAGTGTAATTACACAAATTAAAATAATAAAACTTTCCATTAGTTATTCCTGGTGTAAGTTGGTTTAATATTCGTTTGGGTAGTAAACAGTTGTATAACAATAGTCATAACAATCATGTATTTTATTTTGTTGGTGTTGATAGTATCCGCTCGTTGTTATCCATACAATTTTATTACTTCTTAATTTATAAATAGATTGTATTCTGTCTCCGTTTTTGTGCTTCCTTGTATATTCATTACTTTTAACATCCTCTTTATACAATTCATTTAACAATCCATAGTCATAATTAATATGTCTTTTTAATAATTGGATAATTTCTCTTATGTTGTTTTCGTAATCCTCTTTAATGTAAGAATCAATACCAGCTGTAAATCTTATACATCCAAATTCAGGCGGTAGACTTTCTCTAAAGCTAATTAATTCTTTATTTAATTTAATAGCTTTTTGTGTTGGTGTTTCCATTGGTTTAAGCTCCTTAAAATTTAGGTAGTTTTGAAGTTGGCCTGTTGGCCTACCCTATTTTAACACTTATTTTTTAATAAAGTAGTATTGTATTGAGTAATTTTACTGATTCTCATACTGTCTTATGCTTGAGATTAACCATAAAAATCCTAGTATTTGCAATACCTTTATAAAAAAGAAGTGAGATTGCTATAATTTAAAATGTATTAATGTAGTAACACACATAAAAAATTATAAATCATTAAAAATTTACATAAAAAAAGATCAGGCTTTTTAGTTCCTGATCTAGTTTTATTTAACTTTTTGTTAGTTGTTTTTTAAGATATTTTATAAAATCTGATTCGCTGAAATAAGCATAATGATTATTAGATATTTTATAAAAATATTTTTGATTAGATAACTTTACTTTTACCTGATTGATAAACATAATTCTTTGCTCCTATCAATAATTGACCTCCCTTTACCATAAAGATTTGATTCTGTTCTGATGCGGCTTGCCTCGCTTGGGCATTTGATGTTTTTGCTTTGTTGCTGATTACAATAATAATTTGTAATAGCATTATGTAAACTAAATTGAGTCAATCCATTTTGATCTGCTTCTACTTTTAAGTTATCTAATATAGGTTTAGTTTGAACTAGATCGTAAACGGTTTTATCTCTTTGTTCTTTAGTTCTTCTATTTAAAACAACTATTTTATTTTTATATTCATTTTCAAATAATTTTTTTAATGTTTCTTTCGCTTGCTGTTCTGTTATTTCTGATCTTACCATTAATTTAAAAGTTTCTATATCTTCCTTAAAAGTATGTTTATTAAAATCAATAACTTTTGGTAAACGTTCCACTAAATAAGGAATAGATGCCGTATGTTTAAAACTCATATTTTGAGATTGCTTTACTGCTCCCATCTGGTTAAAACAAAACATCCTGAAGTCCAGTAGAGCCAATGAGAACCCCACACTGCTGTCCATAGATGTGATAAATGTACACCTCCGCTTTATTGGATCATTCTTTTTAACATCTGCAATACATCCCTTTATATAAGTATTAATTACAAATCTTTTTGAGTCTATATTCATAATAGACTCTATTGCTAAATGTTCCCTTACTGATTCAATTACTTTTTTTATTGTTTCAAGTTGTAGGATTGTATAGCTATTTTTAGGAATATTTAAAAGTTGTCCAGTATTACTGTTTATAATTCCTTGATATTCATTTGTTTTAATTAATTCTCCTAAATGATTTTTATAAAAAATTTCTGTTGGCTTGGCTGTAAAATCAAGTCCGTTATCCTGCCAAATTTGGTCTAGTGTTTGCCCTGGTGCAATAACTTTGCTTCCTTTATAGGTAGTTTCATTATTAGTTAAATTTTGCCATCCCTGAGAACTAGCAATAATTTGTTTTTCTTCTGTTGGCTTTTGATCGTATAGCTTATTTAAGCTATCAATAATTAATTGATTTTCCATTTAAAATTTAGGTAGTTTTGAAATTTGAAAATTAACACTATTTATAGTGTCCTATACATTCTACTCTAATATTATTTTAATAGTTGTTATATGTGTTTAATTGTACAATTAAATTAATACTTAATTAGGTATTTATACTCACAGTATCCTATGCTGTGGAAAACCGCACTGTCCTGTGGAAAACTTTTTTCAAAAAATTTCAGAAAAAATTTTGCCCACTATCCTGCACGAATTTTTCTAAAAATAGAGTTCAGGACAGAAAAATTCAGCAAAACCTATACTATGAAAGGCGTTTTTTGACTTTTTGAAACTAGGCATACAATCCGCTATGAATGGCGATTTTTAAAAATTCTGGGAATTATCACTGATAATTAATAAATGAGAATAATAATAGCACTTTTTATAATGTAGTATTATAATAGAAGAGTACTTTATAATTCACCTAAAATTATGGGTTTAGATATGTACCTTTACGGTATAAAAACTTTCTCGGCATTACAAGAAAATAAAGAGAAAAAATTTGCTAACGATCCAGAATACGTTAGAACTTTTGAATACACTAGCTTACTTAATAACCACAACTTAAGTGATCTACCACTAGACGATACAACTGCCTGGGCTTCGTATGCTATAAAATTACCACTGGCTTACTGGAGAAAAGCGAACCATATTCATGGATGGTTTGTTAAAAACGTGCAGGGTGGTAACGATAACTGTGCAGAGTATTCAGTATCAAGAAAACAACTTGACCTATTAAATACAGCAGCTACCGCAGCACTGGCAGCACCAAGTAGAGCTAAAGAATATATGCCTACTACAGAAGGATTTTTCTTTGGTAGTTCAGATTATGATGATTACTATTTTCAGGAGCTGCGCAGTATAGCAGCTTTAACACGATCCATATTAGATCTACCCGCAGGAAACTACAGTGATTTTGCTGATTTTGACGACATTATCTACGATTCAAGTTGGTAATGCTATCCAAACAACAGATATATATCGCACTGGACAATATGAAAAGATTCGGGGGAAGTTTTGTAGCTTCCCTCGCATTTTGCTATTCGCAGGCCGATCCAGATAATCAAACGATATTATTCAATGCGTTTGAAGCCACCTTTACTAAATACGCTAATTTTACAAATGAATAAAAGAACTTCAAAATTCAATAAAATGCCTAATTCCTTTATTGAATATATAGGTAAACCAAATGCCAAAATAAAAATTCGGAGAGTAAGACCTATTGCTAAAAAACCTAAATTAATTCCTAATAAACCTAGAGGATTCTTTGAATGAAAATTAAACCTTACTATGTACTGCTTAAGTACAATATGAAACACCCTGAAAATAAGTATCGTACCAACCAGTACGATATATGGAAGGAGTATTGGGACGATTACTCATTTAACAGCATCCTGTACGAAGTAATCGACTTTTTTGATTCACTTAAGGACGCTAGACAACGTATGAGGGAATTAAAAAGTGGATAAAGAAACTGCTGAAGCCTTCATCTATAAATGTTTAGTGGACAACGAAGAGAAAAACGATCCAAAAGATAAACTTTCTCGAAAAGATATTGTTGACATTCTTACAGTAGATCATGGTATTCCAGTGGCTACTGCGTATAGATACTATAAGGATCAATCAAATCTTTATAAATGGGAACTGGCTAAACCCGATCCAGGTAAACAACTTAAAGATAGTAAGGATGAAATACTTTCAAATGTACTGGACTGTGCGAATGATCTTCACACTGATGGTAAAACTTTAGAGTATTGCAAGACTATCGAAATTTATTCAAAACTATTAGTGAGATTTAAAAAAGTATGATTTACGAACCAACATACGGAGACAGTCTTTTAGATTCGATTGACTTAAATACTCTAAAAGAATATATGCAAGATCACCTGTCAGATAGCATACAAAATGAATTTAGAAATTCTTATCAGTCTAGTCTTTTAGATATGGTATTGGATTTTTATGTAGATAAATGTTCTGAACTTGAAGTAAAAGATTATTTATCCGAAGAAGATCGGATATATGATATTTTACGATCCAAAGCTGAAGAAGATTACGAACCAACGGATCTTGAGATGCAGCAGAGTTTTGGTACTGTATGGCATGATGCGATATGAGTAACCAACAAAATGATGAGCTTCTTGAAAATTTATTTGAGGAAGCAAAACTATCTCTTTATAGGAGGGGTATGCATTTTATTTTTTCTAAGGAAGAAATAGAAGAATGTGCAGCCGAGACAGCACGTTACAAATTTGAGGATTTATGTCAATGACTAACGATCCAAAACTATCTCATAAGCATAAATCTATTATTCTTAATGTTTTTGAAGAATATAAGGATGTAATGCTTCAAAATGGACTGTATGATTCTGAACTTCAACAAGGTATTGAAGAAGTTACAGATATACTAAACAACAACTAACTCTTTTAGTTGTTTGTTGTAACGATCCACTCTATCTAAAAACATATACTTAGCTCCTTGCAGTTCTAAACTGTTAAGGAGTTTTATTTGTGGTTTTCCACTTCTGCGAGCCACTACGACTGCTCCGTATTTTGGTTTGATACCTGTGAGATGTTCGAGTCCAAGACTATACGCTCCAAGCTGATGGCAGAATTGTTCTATCATATCGTCCGACCTGACTTCTTTTGCTGTCTTCCAGTCCACTATGAATGGGCCATCCCCATCAATATCTAATAGAGCGTCTGCTGTACCAGCAAATCCGTAGCCTGGTTTATATACCGAAAATTCAACTGCATGAATGGCGGTTACACGATCCAATATGAATGATCGTAGACCTCTTGCGTAGCCTGACGCACTCCAGCTAACACGTGGTGCGGATTCGGCTGCCTTTTGTAAGCCCCATTGCGTGACTTTTTTCGGACAGCGTTCCAATCCATCCGATCCAGTCCTCCATATTCCTCGCTTATTGGCGTTTTGCCTTGCAAATTTGGCTGCCAGTTTAAGGATAAATTCTGCGTGGCTATGTGCGAGACGACCTCTTTCGCA